CGTTGACGCCGCACGGACATACGTGCTCTCCCAGACCCTTCGGACGGCTTCCTCGTCGTCAATCTCCTCGGGCTTCAGGTAGCCCTGCCGGACAAGATCCTGCCGCCTCTCCTTGGAGGGCATCTCAAACTCAGCCGAGTAGAATGCCCGGATGTTTGCCCGCTGTGAGGGTTGTCGGAGAGCAAGACTGGCCTCCTGTGCCGCGCTCATCGGAGGCTCATGGGGCGAGACCTGTGCTCTCATAATCGGCGGTTCATAGAGGGGCTCAGCAGGCTCTGGCCTCGCCTTTGGAGTCTTGTATACGCGGTTGGGATCAGGCTCCCAGTTGAGGAACTCCTCTGGGGACATGGCATAGGGAGTCCGTGACTCCTTGCGCTCAGGGGTTCCCTCTTCAGGGGTATCGACAGGCTCTGCCACCTAAAACCTCCGCTTGCTCCTGGGCTTCGTCCGGCCCTCGCCCGCTGTGAGACTGTCGCTTGCGGCTTCCTCGGCTGCCTTGCGGGCAGCCGCTCTTTCGGCGTCTTCTGCGGCTACCTCCGCCTTGCGCTTCTCCTCCCTCCTCACGCCTGCTCGCTCTTCAAGCTTTGCCGTCCTCGCCTTGCGCCGCTTGGTTCTCTCGGTCTCAACGGGGTCCAGAATCTCCGTTCTGCTTACCGGTGCTGGCTCTCTCATGCCTTCACGGAGGGCTTCGGCCCGCCGTACTTCCCAGACACTCCGGGTGGGGGCGTCCTTGAATATACTGCCCTCCCCCCAAGACCTTTTCAGGGCTTCGGCCCGCTCTTCTCGACTGGAGATCGCAGTCCCCGCAGCAAACTTGAGGGGCCCACCAGCCGTAGCCCCAGCGGCGACATTGACGAGGTGCTGCCTACGGGTCCTTGCCCCACTCCTTCGGGCAGACGTCTTCGCCTCCTTGAGCCAGACCTTGAAGGCTTGCTCTGGATTGCTGTACCCCTGTGCGTCCATCCACGCGATGAAGCGGGGGTCCTTGAAGATCGCTTCCCGAAGCTCACGAGACTCCGGAGTCCCCTTCTCCAAGTAGTCCAGCGTATCCATCAACTCGTCGTGGATCCGCTGCTCCTCTGCGGTCATGTCTCGGGGTTCGGCGTACTTCCCTGGGCCAATACCAAGGATTGACTCAAGACGCTTGAGTTCTGCGGGGTCGCCCTCCCCTCTCAGGATCTTGTTGTACGCGCCATAGACCTGTTTTGAGAGCGCTGCGGCCTCGGGGCTAACCCTGACCCAAGTAGCGTTGATCTCGGCCTGGAGCCTGACGATGTCTTCCTTCGCATCCACGGCCTCCCGCTCATGGATCTCCCCAACCTTGAGCCCATCCGTTATCGCCCGGTTGATTTCCTGGACCTTTTCGGGCTTGGTCTTGATTTCCCTAAGCGTTGCTTGAAGGTGCTCCCTGGACAGTCCGCTCCGATCCTCTATTGCCCGCAGGAAAGCGTTGGTGCGAGTAGCCCCCACTGCGGGGTCCATCAAAGCATCGTATAGCGGATCGAGGAGGGCCCCATCAGTGTCGGCATTCGCCCCCCAAGCCTCTACGACGTCGTCTACTAACGTGCTGAACTTCGCCGCAGAGGCAGAGCCCCCACCGACGTAGGCTTCGTAGTCCTCTTCACTTATATACGTTGAGCCAACAAGCTGCTTTTCCAAGCGGGCCTTATCTGCGGCGAGGCTCTTGAGCTTCTCCGTCTGAAGCCCCCCTTTGGCGGTGATTAGTGCCCGCTCCAGACCCTGAACATTGTCAAGGAGGGCAATGTTCTTGGCGCCGCCCTCGGTGAAGCCTCGGGTCCGAAGGCTCTCAAGCTCCTTGAGTGACTTCAGGGTCTCCGTCTTCATCTCAGCGCGGTCTGCCGGAGAGAGATCCCGGGTCCGCTCAGCGACTATCTTCATAATGTTCGGGTCTCCGCTCCGACCCGCCATTGCGCGGCTGAACCCCCGACGGAGTTCCAGATTACGGCGCGTCTGGTAGTCCTTGAAGAGCCCTTCGAGAGATTTGTCTGGTGCTTCAGCCATTGGGAGCCCCTACAGAGTCATCATGGAAAAGATGCTTGCGATATTCTCTGCCCGTTTGTTGTGCGACTCGTTCATATAGCGCCGACGATCAATGTTGATGTCCTGCTGCCGCTCCAGTCTCTGGAGAATCTCCGACCTCCGAGCCTCGGCCTGCTCACGAGAGACCCGGTCTGCTTCAGACCGTGCTGCGGCTCCCGCCTCACCAGCCTCCGCTCCGAGTTCCCGAGCAGTCTCAGCATAGCGCCCTGAGTAGCCGCCTCCCGAGGCCATCTGCTGTCGGTTTAGCTCCTCCTGCTGAGCCTGAGCCTGCTGAGCAGCAGCCGCCTGCTGAGCCTGGGCCATCTGATCCTTCTCGGCCTCCGACAGGCCAAGATCGCCCTCCTTCAGAGCTTGAACGTCTTGGTAGAGGAGCTTGTTGGCTTCGACCCCCGCAAAAGATCCCGTGCCCTGGGAGGCACCGCTCCCCAAGAGGGCATCTCGCACGGGCTTTTCGCCGCCGCCTATAGTCGCCATGGAAGATCCCTACTTGAAGTAGACGAAGTCGATGCCCTTGCAGTGGGCCCGAGCAATAGAGGTCGTGGTCGCAATCCGGAGGCTTAGTCTATGCCATCCCTTGGTCATGTTGGTACCGTCATCCCAAAAGTGCCCTGCCCAGGTGCGATCCCAGGCTTTTCCATTGCGGTCTCCTCCAGAGCCCGAGGCGACGGAGGGGCCGGCTGGGGAGAGGGTTCGGACTTGGTTAGCTGCTGCAACCCCATCCCGGTAGAGCTTCAAGACAGTGTAGTCCTTGGAACCATGCGTGATGACGCCTGTGTGTGAGACGAAGATTCGCCACGTAGCAATGAACACCTCAGGCGTGTAGGGCAGGTAGAAGGCAATCGAAGCCCCCGGGATTGCCCGGTAGAACTGCGTCTTATCTGCAGCCCCGGTGTTGTCCCAGTCTCCATGGGAGAAGCCCTCAGAACTGGTGGTCTCCACATCCTGGCTACCAAAGTAGTCCAGGGACAGTGTTGACCCGACAGCCTTCCCCCCAGAGAGAGCCCCATGGCCCCCCTGGTGTGGTTGCACCATGGTCCGGTTGATTGTCCAGACCGCAGATGTGTCTCGGTTGGCGTGCTGAAGCTGCCCGTTGATGACCTCTAGAGAGTCCGGCGTCGTGTTGGGGCTGTAGAAGTTCTCAGCAATGTTCTCGCCCGAGACCGTGTTGGTGTCCTGGACCGTGGTTGCTGCTCGGTGTGGGAGAGTGATGGTTGGCATGGGGCCTCCTACGACTTCTCAGAGCGAAGGACAAGGGCGGTGATGTGGCACTGGTAGAGTGTCGCTGTGACATTTGTGACCAGTGCGCCACCCGTATCCTCTCGCGCAATCGCCTGAACTCGCACCTTTGTGACCGGGTGGCTCGTTGCGACGTCAGCCTTGGTGATCAACGTCCAGAGATTGACATTGATGAACTGGTTTTTGAGGTTCACCCCATCCGAGCCCAAGGCTCGTGCGTTGACGGTCCGGATCGTCCGGTCCACTGTTACCCAGGACGAGTTGTACTCAATCTGAATCCGAAAGTCTGCTACAGCGTCGTCTGCTCCGGTGTGGGTTGCAGCCGCTCCCGAGATCCGCTGTAGATTGATGTCTACGAGGACGAGGATCCCACCGATTGGCCCTGCATTTGCGAGCGTGTGCCCAGCACTGAAATCCAAAGAGAGGTCTTCTGCTGGACTCCCCAAACCNCCAGTGTCTCCATTGTTATCAATCGTAGTCCAACCCGAGGCTTCCTGGTAGGAATGGGTCGGAGCTCCCGTAATCCATCGGTGGAGGTGCTGAACGACCATCGACGGCAGATGGTTCTCGTTGAAACACATCTGCTGTACGGACTCGGCCATGAGCGCGTTTACGGCTGCAGTGACTCCCGTAAAGCGGTCATTTACTGAGGCAGCGTCGAGGGCTGTGGTCTCAGTCAGCGGGTCATAGGTGACGTCAGCCATGGCTACCTCCGCATCTCTAAACAGACGATTTCACGAGACCCAATATAGGCACTGGCTGTATCGTGCTTGACGGCTGTACGTGTCACCAACTCGACAGTCTGCTCTCCCGCAGGGGCTGCGATGACGATAGACGTGGCCTGTGGCCAAACGCCATAGCCCAGCCCGGGTGTGGCGTAGTTTCCAGACTCCCCGCACCCAAGCATTGACTCTTCAAGGATCGAGCCGTTGATCCTCAGGGCAAAGAATGGGAGAGCATTGCTATTTACTTCGGGGGGAGACCCGGAAGTTTTCTGGTCTTCCGGTCGAAGCTGCCACGAGGCAAGGATCCAAAGAAGTCCTCCTCCAGAGGAGAAGGTCATGGACGCCCCCGTCACCTTGCGCCATTGAGGGTCGGGGACGATCTCAAACCAGTTACCGGTATCATTAGGTAGGTGCCCGGTGCTGTGGCCGTCCGTATTCGAGTCCACCGCCTGAGTGACTGAGGCGCTGTGCCAGACGAAGATGTCGTCAGCCATGTGACTGATGGTCAGCCCGTTGGAGGCGGATTCGTCCCAGTTGTGCTCGTTGAGGCGCCCGCCCACCTCCTCCACGTACTCGTAGAAGTTCCTGTTCAGGTCGTCAATGTCGGGGGTCCGCGTGACGAGCAGCGGGTATTTGGGAAAGCGCCAAGCCATTTACTTCTCGATCCTCATGGTATCTCCCCGAGGAACCTCCTCGAAGGAGAGCCCGATGAACTCCCAGGCTCCGTTGTGGATGATCCGGAGCTTGAAGACCTCAGCGGAGGGTACAAAGATGCTACCCCGAATCCAATAAGGCCGCCGCCTGGGCCAGTTTACCCCAGTAGTCCCGTAGGTTGTGGTCCCAAAGAAGGGGGGGATGTCGTTGGTGGGGTGAAGTTGCACGGTCATGGTCTGAGGAGATGCGCTGATACGCCAGTCTCTGTGGACTTCTACCGAGAAGACTCCCGCCTCAGTTTCTCGCATCCAGAAGAAGACCTCCATGGGAGACCCTCGCTGCTTGGACCGCGCCGTCCGGAACCAAGACGTCTCGATGACGGCATTCCTGGCAGCGGGAGTCCAGGTGTGGACGCGGTGGTCGAGGAGCCACACGCTCTCGATGGTGGAATCGCTTCCAGCCCCCGTTGTTCTGCCCGTGGCCCGACCTCCTATGACAACGTAGCGTCGGTGATCGTCTGTGACACAGGCCCCCGCCACATCAGTCATGTCCTCTCTCTGTCGCCAACCAACGCCAGCCTCGTACTCCCAGCAGATGTCGTTTCTGGTAGCCCCCTTCCAAGCTACCCAGCAGAGGTAGTTCTGAGTTTTGGGGTCTACGACAGCCGCTGCTTGCAACAGCCGGGCTTGGTTGAAGTCCCGGACGTAGCGGCTGATCTCCTCGGAGATCACTGAAATCTCTCCATTCTTGTAGGAGCAGAAGCCCTCCCGAGAGAGCCAGACAGTCTCGCCCGTGGTGAGCGTCTTGATGGAACTGGGCGCGGCACAGCCCAGAGTGGCGTGCAGCGTTGAGGTCCGGAATGCAGCCTGCTCGATGTCCTTCTGCTCCAGAATAAAAGTGCTGGAGGCCGTAAAGACGAGGAGGCCCCCAACAACTGGGTGCATCCCTGTAATCTCGGCGCCCTGCGGATCGGGGTACGCAAAGTCATCGGCTCGAAAGGTGCCCCAAAATCCTGGGATCGTCCACCGGACCAGCCCGGGGTCATCGTGGTAGTTGGCAGCGAAGCCGTGCCCGAAGGCAGTCTTGTAGAGCTTGAAGGGCGCCACCGGGATGATGTCCTGCCCTTCCTTGAGAAGCCAGGAGTCAGGCACATTATCTGGGAAGAAATCCGTGTCGTTATCTGGCAGGCTTGCAAAGGCGAGGGAGCCCCCCATAGCGTTGGGCGGGATCTCAAAGAGAGCCTCCGTCCCCGCATGGAGTTGATCCTTGGTCCTCAGTAGGATCCGGCCAACAGTCCCGTCCGGCCCAGGCTCAATCCCAGTCCACGCTACCTCTTTGAGAAGCTCCTCCACCCCCACGATCTGCGTGGCCGATGTGACATCGGTGACCCGAAGTTTCTCCTGGAGAAACATGACGCTATTCGAGCGTCCTGAGGGCGGAGAGAGATTTCCCCAACGGTCAATCCACTGCACCGCTGCTTGGTAGCGCCCCCGCATGAGCGTACCTATGACTTCTGGGGGGGTGGAACCCGATGTCTGGTTGGCAGTGAGGCCCTCTGTGGTCACACTCCCGAGGCGCCCTCTTCCAAAGTCCCCCCAGATACAGGCGCCATCGTGGTGGTAGCCATCACTGTTGACATCCCCAGTTCGGGTGGTCTCCGGCCCCCAGCCTACGGGGGCTGAGGGAGAGCGGTCGTAGCCCAGAGGGAGGGCAACGACCCCGTCGTAAAAGTAGGGACGACTGTTGGCCCCTCTGGGAATGATGACGATGCCAGCCGGAGTTTTCTCAAACTGGGCAGGAAAGCGGGGTCGAGAGTCTGCCTCGAAGTTTGCTGGGACCTGAATCGCTGAGCCCCCTGTGGTAGATGTGCGGCCAATGATGGGCTCCCACACGTCCTCAGCAGTCCCCGTTGGAGTAGTTGCTGGGGTGAGACCGGCCTTCCAACCCCGAAACACTCGGATGTTGTTGCCCCACTGAGTGATGAGCACCTCCTTCCCATTCCCGAAAGTGAAGTGCCCGATGCCATGGAGCTTCGCTGCAGAGGCGTCGAAAGGGTAGCCATCCCCAAAATCTGGGACGTAGGGGCACGGCCCCCAGACAGACCGGAGAGTCCCCTCCTCTGTTGGGTGGAGGTTGCTTAGCTCTGCCCCCAGATCGCTGGGCATGAAGAGCTTGCCGGATTCAGCCCGGATGTACGCGGGGCCATGGAGGGTACGATACTTAGTATCCGCCATCTCTCACCTCAAACGCGGCGAGAGGCCCTCGTGGTCCGCTTCTTGGGTTCAGCCTTCCCCTTGGGGACAGCTTGAAGGACCTTCAGAGCCGCCTGGATTTCCCGTGGGTTGTAGACGAGTTCCCAAGAGGCAAGCTGCTCGCCGCCCTCCGTGAAGATTTCATCGGCGTACCCGAATCGCTTGAAGATGCCTCGACGGATGCCGTGGTCGTCAACGGCAGCTACACAGGTAGCCTCTTCAGTGACTTCCTCGTAGCGCTTCCTACGATACACAGCCCCGACAACGATGGGGGCAAAAGGAGTGGCAGTATCAGGGGGGATCGGCATGAAGTTCTCCGGCGCTATGGCAGCGTATCACGGGCTCTCAATCAAGGCAGGTTGTACCATCTCCGCCAGGGGCGACGGGTCTCAACAATCTGCTGAGCTCGCCCGGGGCGTTTGAGCATTGGCTCCTCTGGGTAGCGCAGATCCCCGTAGCGATCTGTGGCCTTTTTCAGGTGCTGAAGGTAGTAGTTGCTGGCCCGGTCAGCCATGTCTGCGTTGCCCATGCTCTCATAGAGCAGAACGAGCGTCCTCCAGAGGAGAATCTCAGTGGCGTCCAGGTGGACTCGGGGCGTGTCCTCGGGGTCTACCAGCACAGCCGGACGGCGGAGACAACGGATGTCCACTTCGTACCGATCATCCGGACGGGGGTAGAACGCCAGAGTCTGATATCCGTGGGTCTCTCGGAGGGGCCGCAAGTAGTCCGGAATGATTGTCCCATCGTCATCGAAGATCGTGTCATTTCCATCCTGGTCTGCCAACAAGAAATACTTATCGGGAGTCTCGATTGCCGCACCGAAGGTATCCGTCGTGGTCAGAGGCCCAACGGTGTAGTTCGCGGTGTCTACCGTGTGGCGACGGCGATAGATCCGCTTCCGGATTCCAGTCCTGTTCAGTCGATCTCGACCTGATGCGTTGAAGCCCAACATCTGATCAATGTTGGGGGTGTTGACCCGAATCCTCGTGGAGTTATTGGCTGTCGTGATCGAAGCTGAGACGGGGCTTGGAGCACTTTCCCACAGGGGCTCTCTCCGGGCTGCTGTAGATGACAGAATCGTGCCCCCTGGCCCATAGTTCTGGATTTCCGTGTCCCTGATCCCCCAGTAATAGGTGAAGCAGTAGGAGAACTCTCCAGCAGGATCTGGTCCTGCCCAGTTGGTCTGGGCAACAGAACTCACCGTAGGTGTTTGAGTCGGGTCGGGCACCATCTTCCGATGCTCACGACGCCAAGCGACCCGAGGGAGTCCTGCTGAGACAGTCCCCGGAGCATCGTCCAAGCTGAGCTTCTCAGCCTCAAGCTCTCCAATGATATCGAGCGGCCAGTTCTGGTTGCTTTTGGCAAGCCGGAGGCTGTTGATCTCAATGACGTCGTCCGGCACGGAGTATTCATCCGTATGGATCCGGTAGTCCATCGCGGAGTCGGTGGTGTTGTGCCAGGGGCGGTAGAGAGTGACGGCCTGGAAGTTGTCGTTTCCAATCGCAAGCTGGAAGACTTGTCGGATTCGGTGCCTGTGGACACGACCATTCGGGTCGGTGACCTCAATCATCCGGCCGCCCCAGAGGCCAGTTTGGTCCCAGGACACGTACCCCGCCAAAGTGATGTCGATGGAGCGAGCAAGAACCCAGGGATCTGCAGGACGGACAGCAACGGTATCCGTGGGAGCAGTGTACTCCGCCTGGGGAACTACATCTGCCTGGGTGGCCAGGAGAAGCTGGTCCTGGAAGAACAGGAACGGCGCGTCAATCGCCAACTGGTAGTAGGCCCGGTTGATGAAAGCATCCACCCGGGCGATAGCATCTACTGACTGAGTAGGAGCCCAATCAACCTGGGAGAAAACGCGGTCTCGGATGTCAGAGAGATTCAAGCCTCACCTCCCAGGAGAACTTTATCAGAAACAGGCGAACCCCGCCTCCCCAACGGAGCGAGGGAAGACGGGGTTCAAGGCAGACCCGAAGGTCCGATTCGCGCTGTAGGACTCAGCCTGGGCAGTTGATCATTGCCGCGCCAGTAGCCGTGGCTGCTGTAGTGGCCAAAGCAACCCCGAAACAATGCGTGGTGACTGCACCTCGGTTGTCAGCACGACCGGTAACAACATTGCCCTGCACGAGGCCGTTGTCTGCTGTGAAACCACCGGTATCAGCGAGGACCAAGCCTCGGCCCTTCCGAAGAATAAAGCCGAAGGAGCCAGCCGCGATTGTGTGCTGCGAGACTCCGACCACCCGAGCAGTTTCTGTATCAAGAGCCGCGATCTGGCAGTCGTAGTCGAGGGCACCGAGCTCTCGCATGACGATGGTTCCAGCAACCCACTGGGCTCCCGTAGCGTTGCGGACGTAGATCCACTCCTGATCACCGGCATTGGCAGTGGACACGCCATCATTGATGGCACTTGGAACGGTCAAGATGAAACCCAGAGGTGCCTGAGCACCGAGGCCATCAACAACCGTAGTCGCAGCAGTGGTCACCAAATCAAAAGAGACGCCAGCAGTAGTGCGGGCCATAAAAGACTCCTACGGGGTGTTGGCGCCGGTCACGGCACCGTTGCAACGAAGCTGATCGCAGTACAGTCCCATGTTCAGGACGTACTCGTAACGCCACATGTCCTGCTCAGGGATCCGGATGGGACCACGGATTGAGAAATCACCCGCAGTTTCCATCGCGGCATCACCGCCCAACGTGTAGAGATGCCACGAGGCACTGTGGATGAAGTAGATGACGCCATCCTGAGCCGCTGCGGCACCGAAACCTGCCGGGTTGATGGAGCGCTCCATGAAGAAGTCGGCTTCCAGGAAAGCAACGCCCTTCCGGATCATCGGAGGAGCCTTGTCGCCCTCAACCTTGACCACGCGAACCTGCTGGTCCAGATCGTCCAGGTAGTTCAGGTACGAGGTCTGGTCACCGAGGAGCAAGTCCACGGGGCCCATGGTCTTGGCGCCTTCAGATGAGGCCAAGTAGTAAACCTGCTGCATACGCTGGCGGCCATTGGCAGCAAACGATGTGATGTCCGCGTACTGGTTTGACCAGCCGGCCAGACCGCCCGCAGCAGCGGGCTTGCCCAAGCCAAACACTGTGGTGTTCTGGGCTGCGGGAGCGGCAAACTCCATCACGCCCTGGCGGGCAGCACCCTGCGGGTTGTAGGTAGTGTCACCGTTCAGAGTGACGAAACCACCGACGCCCGCTCCATTGCCCATGGCCATCTGAGTAGCAATGCGCTCATGGAAGTCGCTCAGTGCGAGCTCTGGGTATGCCTTGATGATCTTGGCCAGATCGTTCTCGCCATTTGCCTCAGCAAGATCCTTTCCAGGAACGTCGAATGCGTAGATGAGGCGGGGCGCGTAGGCATCGCCTCGGGAAGCATTCTGCCGACGTCCACCAGCGATAACCTCGGAGCCCGTGAGGACCTGAGTCACCTGCCCGGGACCATCCGTGACGACCACGAACTCGCGGTAGGGGCCCTTGAGGGAGCCTCGGTCAATGTTGCCCTTGGTGACAATCCGCTCAAGGATTGGGTGCCAGAGGGTAAACAGTTCGGAATAGCCCGGCGCCAAGTCTTGGAGCGCGGTAGCAACAACATCTGGAGAGATGGGCATTGTCAGGTCCTTTTAGGGGGGGTCGCTCCGTTTCTACTTACTACCGCTCCGTTGAGGAGAAGTCTACTCTACCTCCCACCTTTATGCACGCGAAGTGCACGTCGGGAGGCTAAAGCTCGCATTTCGTCCAGGCTTTTGGCGTCAGAAACTGTGGGAGAACGCACCTCTGGACGGGTATCCGTGGTGGCTCCATTGGTAAGTCGAGCAGCCGGCCGTGGCTGAGATGCGGCCTTCCTGGCGGTATCTGTGGCAGTCTTGACTTGTTCCTTCTCGTAGAGGTCCCGGATCTTGTCGCGCTCATCCAGCTTTGACTGGAGATCCCGCTCTTTCGCGTCAGCCTGGGCAATGCGGAGCGCGTACTTATCGGACACGCCGTCTTTCTTGGCCGCAACTGCCAGCTTGAGCGTTTCTTCTGAGAGATCGAGTAGCTGGACTGCAACCTCTGCGTCCCAACTCCCCAGATCGCCTTCGGGGTCCAGGAGGTTCTTGAATCTCTCGCGCTTCTCGGGGTCTTCCTTGATGTCCCCGTGTCGGTCCCAGAAGTTGTCAGCGTACTCCCGGGCCATCAGTCCCTGGAAGTTGTTGTACTCCTCCTGCAAGGATTTCAGGTCCTCCCCAGCTTTTCCGTACTGAGCCTTGTACGCGTCGAACTCCCTGCGGAGCGTGTCCCGTTCACTGCTCAGGGAGCGGACCCGAGGATCCTCCTGCTCACGGATAATGGCGCTGTAGACATCCTGGAGATCCTTGAACTCCGCAGCCCGAGCCTCAAAGTCCTTGTTCAGGTGCGAGTGGATCTTCCCACCGGATTCCTGGAGGTGGTCGGGGAGAGCGTCTACTTCGCCGCTCCAATCGTCCCAACCATCCCAAGAGGTGGAGGAGTCGGCAGCAGCTACACCGGACGGGGATGCAGAGGCCGAAGCCTCGGGCACACCGCTGCTTTCTCCTCCAGAAACGGGGGCAGAGGCTTCTGCTGAGGGAGCTACAGGCGTTCCGTCATCCACTATTTGCCCCCGTAGTGCTTGGAGAATGCCCGCTTTGCTGCGCTATTACGCATCGTGTGAGGGTCGAAACCGAATGCCTCGGCGCCACCCATGGGCTCTTCTTCCCCTTCTTCCTCAGGTGCCTCTTCTTCTGGGGCGCCCTCTGACTTGGTAAGCTCAAACCCGTATTCCTGGAGCCAGGAGACAAGCTGTCCTGCATCGCCAGGGCCGTGCTCCTTGATCGCTGCTTCCAGAGCAGCCTCCGGAGTGTCGTAGCTTTCCTTGGCAGGAGCCTCCTCTTCTGGGGCTTCCTCTTCTTCCTGCTCAGCCTCTTCCATGGGAGCCTCTTCTGCCATCTCGGGCATTTCGCCCTCGTGCATCTCTTCCATGGAATCCTTCTCCTTCTCAGACTTCTTGCCGCGCTTGGGCGCAGCGGAAGCAATGATCAACATGGGGGCTCCCTACAGAGAGTTTCTACCGGACCACCTTTGGGGTGTCAAGACCAGCTTTCAATACGTGCTCACGATTTTTCTCGCGCTTCCTCGCCTGTTGCTTGTGCCTCACATCACGGTAGCCCTCACTTCGAGCCGCCGCATCGCAGGAGTTTCGGACGTCGTCGTAATGGTCCGTCCATTCACGGTCGCTCTTGTCCACCACCTCGCGCCCCGGGTGCTTTGCAAAGTACCGGCGCATCTCTGAGTTGGACGTGAACTCCTTCCCAAGCTGGTTCATGGAGACGGGCCGGGTAGACGTGGCACCAACTGTCCTGATGGGGTGGAGGATCGTCCGAGCTCCTCCCCCACAGGTGGGACAAGTCAGCCCGTGGTTTTCGTACTCCCGGAGGCTCACGATGTCCTCGAATCGCCCGCAGTCCAACTCCACGCACTCGCCTTCATAGAGCATCTACTTCTTCCCCTTGGGCTTCTTGAGCTTCCAACCCCTGTTGTGCAGAGCCAGGACCTCAGCGAGGATCTCGTCCATGGTGAGGGGGCCGCTCTTCTTGGCCGGAGCCTTCTTTGCGGGGGCTTTCTTTGCTGTCGTCTTCTTCTCGGTAGCCATGATCAGTCCTATAGTGGGCGGTGTCGAGGTTTGGCGAGGGCGCGGATTTGTTCCTTGGTCGGCCACTGTTCGGCAGCCTCGTAGGTTGCTTCTGCTTTCTGTCGAGCCGCCAGAGCACCTCGCTCAGTCATCAGAGCAGAGTGGAGAGGTTGGCTCAAGACGCCTTCCCGCAAGAGTTGGTTGGCCTGAGGGGGGTGTGCTCTCAGCCACTCAAGCCCATGCGGGGAGAGGTCCCCAGCCTCCAACGGGCGCGGCTTTTCAAGGCCATGGAGGGCGAAAAATCGAATCTGCTCGGTCGGGTCCGTGATCTTCGTGTAGTTGTAGGCTGCCAGCATGGGAATCGCCAGACCAGCCTCTATAGCCTCCGCCATCACCAACCAGGGCCCCACATAGGCCGTCTTCATGGCAACCTTGCCGATCTTCTTGAGTTGCGCCATCTTGGTATCAGCAGACTTGGCCATGTCATATCCATCAAAGGCAGCATCAAGCGCCTCATCCATGACCCCGACACCCTGAACGGCCGGGTCATTGCCAGTCGGATACCAACCCAGTGTCCGACTCTGATGCAGGTCCCCGTATAAGCCTTGTGCTGACACTTGTGAGGGGGCCCGAGCCTGATCATACGCATTCGCAGCCCGATCAAACTCATCAGTTGCCTTCTGGAGGTCCTCCATGATCGATGGCATGGCTCCCCACTGGGCGCTCAGACGCGCTGGTGCCGTGCGCTCCAGTGGACCCAGAGGTGGCCCAAACCTGCGGGCTGCTTGTCTATATCCGTGTTCGGCCCGCTGAAGCTTCTGTGCCGCTTCCCTCAGCTCAGCATCAGAAGCCAGCCGAGTGAGACCAGGATCTGGCCCGAACTGGTGAGCTTTCTTGCTGTGCCTCATCTCTTCGGGAAGCTTAGCGAGCGACTCCTCCCGGAGGAGAGCCGCATCTGCCATATAGTCCGTACCCCCCGGAATCTCTGAAATATCAGGGATGACATCCAGATCTGCCAGGGCATCGCGCATGACCCGCTCCCCAAACTCCCTCTCAATGTAAGCGTCTTGAGCCCCTTTCCAGGCTTGACCTCGTCGATGAGCCAAGTCGAGATCAGAGACCATCTTGGCCTCTCCCGCCATCCGAGCTTTCCTCGCTGATTGCTCCTTGGGGGCACGGACCGCGGCCCCTAAAACCTCTGCGGGAGCGTCGATTCCAGCAATCTGCGCCATCCCGGCCGCCGCAGGAAGCCCCCATGACGCCGTGTACAGGCCCAGGGCTGCCTCACCTGACCCCTTTTCTGTGACTGGAATGGGAGCGACACCCCCGAGGGCTGTCTTGAAATGCTCCCAAGGACGAGCAGCCAAGGTAGCGGCAAGGCGCTCTTCCTGAGTTTGATTCCGCTGTTCCTGCTCCTTTGCGAGAGCCGTAGCGGCTGCTTCCTCCCGCATCTTCCGCATACTCTCCGAAGGATCTAAATCTACCCGTTCATCCCAAGCCATGATCAGTCCTTACTTGTTGTACTTCTTGCGGTTCTTTGTGCGAGATGTGGCCCGGAGATTCCCGGTTGCATTCCCACCGCCCTTTGAGAGGGGCGTCTTGTGGTCAACTTCGTTCTCGTCCCCAGGCTTCAGGTCCAGCTTACGACGGGCCTTGTTCCGAGTGCTGCGATTCTTTCGCTGCTCGGGCTTGGCATGGTACTCGTCGTACTCCTTGCGGTAGTTGCGCTTGCCCTTTTTCTTGCCCGAGGATGCGAGCGCTGAGCGGGCCGCACCGTTCCGCATCTCCGCCATGGTCTTGTACGCCATAGCTACTTCACGCTGTACTTGGGCTTCTGCTCTCGGCTCGCCTTCTCGGCTCGCTTCTTCTGCTCTCCCCACATCTCACTGAGCCTATCTTTGTGCCCCTGCTCAGAAGAAGCAGCGGGCTGCCCAAGGTCCTGCAGCAAGGTCTGCTTCTTTCGGTCGTCCATCGTTTGGAGGTCATTGGGCATGACTACTCCATCCAACCGACGTTGGGTTCGAGTTCGAGTTCCTCGGGGGGTGTGTGGGTGGGTGTCAGCGCTCTCTGAGCAGCATTGTTCCGCATTTCTTCGAGAGACTGCGGGGCTTTGAAAGCTGGCGCTCGATCCTGAGCGGCCTGGGTCTCAAGCTCGTCCCCAGTGATGTGCTTCAGCGCAATGGCGCGGTCTGCCATGTTGGCAGCTTCAGCCCAGGCTTGGCTCGGGTCCATGCCATTCTGAATAGCGCGGGTTGCGTAGTCGTTGATGAACTGCTGACGGTCCTTGGCCATGGATCATCCTTCGGGCTTTACGCCTGGGGGAAGAGGGAAGGGTGCTCCGCCAAACCCAGGTAGGGGGGCTGGGTGGCCTGCACCACCCATTTCTGAGGGGATCTCCTGAGACTGGTCTCCTGTGGGGAGGGCCCCAGCCGCCGTCGTGTCCTCTCCGGGAGGGGGCGGAGGCCCACCCGGACCAGGAGGAGCCTGAATCGGTGCGGCTCCCTGAGCCATCTGGGCCTGAAGTTGCTCGGGGGGAACCAGGAGGTTCTCCATCTGGAGCAGTTCAAGCAGCTTCTTCATCAGCTTGACCTTGTCAACTGACGGGCTCTGGATCAGGACAGGCAGGAAGTTGGAGAGGTTCCGGAGTTGCGTGAGCCGGTTGTTCTCAGCCGGGCTGTACGCGCTGACCTTGTAGTCAAACTGGAGGGGGTCCTCTCCCAACTCGTTGAGCAGATCCCGAGCCGCCATGGACGCCCGGGTGACCTCGACAACCTCTGGCGTGGCATCTGTCAGCCGGATGGGGAGCATTGCATCGTCTGGGAGGAACTCCTCGTAGAGCCCTACGATGCTCTGAGCCATCCACTTCACGAGGTCATTCACAGCAGTCTGGCGACGACCGTTCCGCGTGCGGGTAGCGGTGTCCGCAAGAGCAACCTCGGTGGCAACGTCCGTGACGCCCACCACACCTCGACTGTACTGTGGGATGCCCAGGACAAACTCGATGACTTGGTTGAGCTTATCTCTCTGCTGCGCGAACTCGGGAGTCAACGACGGGCTCTTCGTGTAGCCCACGATGTCGTTGATGCTCGCGTTTGCCTTGCCCTTGATGGAGACGACCGAGCCCGGAGCTCCTCCGTCTCGAATCTGAGCCTTTGCTGCAGCAGGGTTATCGCAGAGCCCCTCGTTGATCAGCATCATTGGAATGGACGTCTGGGCGTGCCAGAGCATCAGGGTGTCAAGCTCGTTCAGCCGGGACAGCGCATTCCAGATGAGCTTGACGTCTGAGACTCCTCCGATGTCGTTGAGGTTGTCGTTGAACGTCAGCAGGTAGAAGGGGTTGCGGACGAACCGGTAGGGGAGTTCCCCCTTGAACAATGGCGCCTCAGCATCTTCCAGGAAGTGGTAATACTGCCCTTCTCCTGAGAAATCGTAGACCTCGTAGACAGTGACCCATTCGAGAATGTCCCGAGCGGTCTCATTCATCAGTGAGCGATCCCGAGTAGAATCCCGGAGCCACTGAGGGTACGAGGCAAACCGTGCTGACGAGGCAACCTTCTCGTCGTAGATCGCCTCCTCAGGGAGGTAGGGGTACGGGTCCGCGTCCTCTGGCTTGGCGGGCTTTTCAGTCGCCCCTTTTGCCCGGCGGTTGAACTCGTCCTTGGTCAGAACGGTCACCTCGATAAGGTACCGAAGGTCAGACCAACGGCCTGCGCTCTGGTCGAACCAGACATACCGAGGATCTCTCGTGATGAAATCTGGAGAGTTCCGTCGGAAGTTCCAGACCGCCTTTATGAAACACCGGGGGTAGACACAGCTAAGGGTGGCCGCCCGCCAGAGAATCGTGTGCGCCTTGATGCGGTCGAGAGTGTCGTTGACCAGGGCCTCTCGATACCGAGCCGCGTTGGCCATCGCCGGACGACGAGCCAGGACATTGACCTCAGGATTGGTCGGGCAGATATTGGCGACCGCCGTGTCCGCGAAGGCATAGGCGAAGTTCGTCTCCATGGAGAGTTCTTCCCCGGCGCCCCCTCCTCCGCTGCCCTGGGGTTGATCACCCTCCGGGCCATAGAAGTCGCCCATGTACGCGCCACGGTACCGATCCCAGCGGGCGGTCTCCCCCTGGGACTTGTTCTTGTGCGCCCCGATGAGTTCTCGGATCTGGGTAGGCTTCAGCATCAGCGCCCGCGGCCCCCACCACCATGGAACAAGCGCTTCCTCTCAGCTTCGGCCTCTGGAGGAGCCTGTGCTCCTGTCCCCCCGGCAGCCGGAGGTGCAGCCGCAACAGCCGCAGCTTTCTCCTTCCCACCCTCACGGGCGGCCTTCCGACGCTTGGAGATCTCAGCCGTGAGCCTTCCGAGCATGTCTTCCATGTCTTCCAGACTCGGCGTGCTTCCAGCAGACTCGGGAGGCGCCATTTCCGGGGTCTCGGGTAATAGCTCGACTGGGGGGTCAGCGGGAGGCATTTCACTGCTAATCCCCAAAGGCTGGGCTTGGTGCCCTCTTGGCGGCCCACCTGCGAGAGCCGGCTCCTCGGGGGGCTCCAAGTCTGGAGAGTCGATCTTTGGCTCTGCCTTGCCCGCCTCCGCAAGCTCCTTTCGGATTGCGGTGTAGGGGACGCTATCCATCGGAACGACGTACCCAGCAGGAACCCTCCCCTTGGGATCCACGAGGATGCTGATCTCCTCTGAGATGGGATCGAAGGCATAGGTGTAGCCTCCAAAACCCTCGTGCCGAATCGAAGTGGGAGAAGCTGCTGGCGCACCAACTGCAGGAGCAGCGGCCAACTCTGGCTCCGGAAGCCCCATGTCTGGGGGAGGGCCGGGCGCAGCCTCGGGCAAAGCCGCATCCATGCCTTCGGCCGTGGGCAGACTTGTGGGGTCTTGGCTCCATGCTCCAGCCACGGCACGCCGAGCCGCGTCCTGTCGAGCCTGAGCTTGGGGATCAAGGTCGTAATACTGAGGCATCGCTCACTCTCCTATCCAACAGTTTATCCTTGTGGAAACCAACCCTTCAGGGTGTCCATAAGAGACTTCTCGGGCGGGGGCGCTTCCACGTCTGTCGGCCAGGGGACGATCTCTGGTGGGGGGCCCACTCCAATAGACATCCAAGCATAGTGATCGAGCCAGCCGTTTCTCCAAGCCATCTCTCGATATTCTTTGTTGTGCTTGAGGATAGTAAGCCGGGCCTCGCCTCCGACGTCGGGCTCCTTGAGCTCCCACGCCTGAAGGGGCCTACCCTTTTCAGCCGCCTGCTCGTACAGGGGATCGCCCAAGCCTCCAACGATGGCGGGCCCCACACGTATGCCGTAGTCGAGCTTTGCCTTTTGCTTGTCGTCTAGAGCAGCAATCCGCGCAGAGAAGATCCCCTCCTCCTCTCTCTCTCCTCTCCACCGCGTTTTTTCCTCTTCTGGGCTAGGGCCTGCTTCTGTGGGGCGTAGAGGCTCGTAGCCCGCTATTTCAGCCTCTGCCTGCTGTGCGGCTCGATGGCCTTTCTTGGCCATTGCGATATCCTCGGGAATCTCAGGCCCGTACCACAGTTCTGGAGAGGCCGGGGGAAGCCCAGGGCCAATGGGTCCGGACCAATCCGGGCCGGGTTGCCCTTCCTTTCGGATCCACTCTCGCGGATAGAGTAGCTCATCAATAGCCGAGGAGGCGCCGGAAGTGGCCGGGGCGGCAGCCCGAGCAGACTCGGACGGGGAGCGCGTCTTCTTGGAAGCACCCTTCTTGGGAGCGGCCTTTCTCGTAG